CGAACAACTGATCTGCATTCCGTCGACCTTACCGCACGTCACAAAACTGGCCGCCGAACTGTCACAGCCCCGGCGTGAATTCCTGAACGGCAAGTTTCGCGTGGAATCAAAAAAGGACATGGCCAAGCGCGGCATTGCATCGCCTAACCTCGCTGACGCCCTTGTCATGGCATTTGCGCCAGAACAGGCGTTTGACCTGTCTTTTTTAACCTGATAGGATGGCGCCCATGCCACGCAAACGCTCTGCCCCTGTTGTGCCTGCCCCCGCCGCTCACACGGATGGGGCGTATCTTAATGTGTTCGCCAGCGTCGGCAACAGCCGCGACCGCGCCGCAGCTACCCGCGCCACCGCGCCGCTCAAACTCGATCAGACCTCGCTTGAGTGGCTGTACACGGGTGACGGGTTCGCCCGCAAAATTGTGGACGTTCCGGCAAATGAAATGGTGCGGGCCGGGTATGACATTGAGGGCATTGAGGATGAAGATGCCGTCAAAGCCGCGCTTGAGGATATTAACGCTATCCCCATGATCGCCAAAGCCCTACGCTGGGCTGGCCTGTATGGTGGCGCTTTGATCGTGGCGCTGATTGATGATGGTGCCGCTGACCTCACGGAGCCGCTCAACGTCAACCGCATTCGGGGAATCGACCAGCTGCGCGTGTACGACCGCTGGCAAGTATCACGGATGGAAAAATACACCGATCCGGCAGATAAACGGTTCGGGCAAACCAAAATCTACAACATCAGTCCCTTGATCGGTACGCCTTACTGGGTGCATGAATCCCGATGCATCCCCGTGGACGGCATGGATGTGCCGGATCGCGTCCGCGATGAAAATGACGGATGGGGCGGATCTCGCCTGCAACAGTGCTGGGATCAGCTGAACAGGTTCAACCTGTCACACCACTGGGCCAACAGCCTGCTCGAACGGGCACAACAGGCAGTGCATGGAATCCCGAACCTGACAGACGTGCTTCGCTCGCCCAATGGCGAGACGATGGTGCGCGCCCGGATCAATGCCGTGGATATGGCCCGCAGCGTCAACAATACCATTGTGATTGATGCCGCCGAGTCATACGACCTCAAAAGCACCTCGCTGTCCGGCGTGTCTGACATTATCGACCGTTTCAGCCTTGCACTTTCTGCCGTGACCGGGATGCCTGAAGCCCTTCTGTTTGGCCGCGCCCCCGGTGGCTTGAATAGCACTGGCAAAGCCGATCTTGATAACTGGTACGCCGGAATTATGCAGCAGCAGGAAACCGTCCTGATGCCTGTTCTCGACCAGCTGATTGCATGGACGCTCTACGCCCAAGGGCGCTACACGCCCGATTATCAGGTGGAATTTGAACCGCTGTCGGTGCCCTCCGAAAAAGAAGTGACGGAAACCCGCCTTGCGAAAGCCAAAATCCATGAGATTTACGTCAATATGCAGGCTCTTGATCCGTCCGAGGTGCGTCGTGAATTGGGTTCGGATGTGGCAGAGGTTGAAGGCGACGTTGAAATTGATATGGGTGAGGACGATGGCGCAGAAGCGGAATAAACTGGATGAGATTGTCCCTGTCGCCATTATCCTCGATGGCGAGGGCACTGCTGCTGCCGCGCATGCCCCTACAGTGCAAAAACCGCGTTTGAAAATCGACGATACGTTTTTCCTGATGATCTCCCTCACAGCTTTTCTTGAGATTGGTTAAACCCATGGCGTACAGCGAAAACAAACAGGTTCCCGGCCTCGACCAGCTGACCGGATCGCTTGACGGCACCGAACAGCTGATCGCGTATCGTGCGGATCAGCCGAACGGCCTCACGCGGGTGGCGCTGTCGGATGTGGCGGATTTCTGCGGCAAGGAAGCGTCCGAGCCTGTCACGCCGATTTACCAGTTTTCGACCGCCCGCCGCCTGATTACCGGGACGGCCAAGGTTGGCGAGGTATATCGTGCTGACGGATCTTCGGCAAACTTTACCTTTGATGCCAACGGCTATGCTGACACCGCTGGCATAACGTCCTTCCTTGGTGTTCAATCGGGATATTGGGGCGTCATTACCAACAATGCCGCCGGGCAGGTGGATTTCTTCCGGCCAAGCAGCGCCGATGCTATTGCCAACAGTCCGCGATTCAATGCCGCCGGATTTAATGGCCGCCCCAGCATGGACTTTTACGCGGCTGGCAAATCGCTGTATGATCGTTCTGCCGCGCAGATCGAAGCCACCAACATCACGGCCCAACTGGTTTTCAAACCGGGATCGACCACCAACAGCCAAGCGCTGTTCTGGATGCAAGGCGCATCAGACGCGCAATCGCTGGCCTTCAGCCACAACGGCGCAACAAATGGCCGGATCGGGATTTACCAGAATGGCGCATGGCAATACACAGGCACTCCGGCCAGCAACGGCGCACAGGTGCTGTCGTTTATCTGTTCGACCACTGACGGCGTAACCGTTCTGGTCAACGGCCAGATCATCGCTACAGGCCTGACATACTCGCCAAGCGCATTCTATAGCGCCCTTCAGATCGGCAACACTTTTGGCGCTGTCGGACCGTTCACAGGCCTGATTGCTGAGGTGCGCTTGTGGTCTGGCGCTATGGCTGTCTCGACCATGCAGCGGCTTGATGCCGAGTCGATGTCATTTTATCGCATCGACAACGCAGGCGGCCTCTATAAAGCCACCGCTGGTGATTCTGACCTTGTGATGGTGCGGGATGCCGCTACAGGCGTGTTAAATGAGGTTCCAGCTTCTGCCCTGCCGGGTGGCGGTGGTGGCGGTGGGGCTTTCGATAGTTCTGTTGACACGGCCCTGAATGGCTTGTTTGGCTCCACAGTTAATCTGACCGTTGATGAGCTGATTGGCGACCGGCTGCTCCCGGAACAGTTCGATGCTGTTGGGGATGGCGTTACGGACGACACCGCGGCACTCAACCGGTGGGCTCAGGCGTGTATCACGCACAATAAGACCGCCGCTTTATACCCCGGCTCCAAGTATCTTATCACGGACACTGTAAAGTTCCTGAATGCTCAGGGACTCAAGGTAGAGGGGCACCCCACTTCGTGGATCATGAGCGACTTTTTCCCCGCTGGCTATGACCTAAGTCAGGACAAAGGGGGGAACATTCTGTTCCTTTCCACCACCAGCCAGACGCTCAAGGCGGGTGGGAACAAGACGCTTGACGAGTCAAATGGGACATTGGATAACTTAAACGCGGGTATTTATAGCAATTACTTGCAGGTCAAGGGGGCTTCTTACTTTGGACACAGCCAGTCACTGACTGGGCAAGCGATTGTCGCTGACGGACTTGGTAAGTTTCGCGATAATGGCCGTTTTTGTAGGTGGGTCAACCCGCAAGAGGTGTTCACGCAAACTTATGCCATTGGCACCATCACTGCCACACAAAACTCTACCACGATTACCGGGTCAGGGACCACGTTTACAGGTAACGTCAACGTGGGAGACATCATCCGCATTTCAGGGGATAATAGGGATTATCCTGTTCGCGCTGTCAACAGCAACACCAGCCTCACCCTTGCGATTCCTGTAAAGCGGGCTACCGCCTCAAGCCTGTCTTATCAGATTGGTTACACGGGGGTTGTGTATCGTCTGTATGAATCCACGGGCGCTGGCACAGCTGGAAACCGCCCCGTTAAAGGCACCGGAGCGGGACTTTTGATGGGGTCAGTCCCTGTTTCATATCTCAATGACGTGACGTGGAAAGGCGGGTACCGTTCTGGTACGGCCTATGTAGCAAATGACTACATTACCCGCGGCTTTGGAGATTTGTACATTTGCCGGAACGCGGGTACGGCATCAAATGAACCTTCTGAATCTTCGGATGTGAACTGTCGCATCCAAAGCACCCTGCGCATTGAGAAAAAGGTCCAGGTGGGCAAAGCCACCATCACCAACGATGGCCCCGGTGGTGTGGGCCGCGTTGTTCTGACAGGCTCCCCATCTCTTTTGACCGCAGCGCAAGCAGGGAACTATGTGCGATTTGGGTACACCGGCTCCCCATCGGACCGTGTTACGGTATCTGGAACAACCGTAACGACTGCATTCAGCGCAAGCACGGCTTTCAGTACTGCCGGAAATGCCAGTATTGGCGATCAGGTGCGCTTTGCCGATGACGATACGGCATATACCATTGCGTCTATTGCATCGCCGACGCAGTTCACCTTGTCCAGCGCCCCACCTGTTGCCAGCGCGGTTACGTTCAACGTGCGCGGCAGTAACAAAGTCTGGCAAATCCAGTCCATCACGTCCAACAATGAGTTTATCCTCACTGCTGCGTATGACGGGCAACTGACCAGTGACGTGCATTGCACTATTGGGAATGTGGTGTGGGAGTTCATGGGCGACGGCCTTCGTGATGGAGACGACGGGGTATGCACCTTTGGCGGGACAAGGGTTGTTCATGAGAACTTCACAACCGTCAACTTCCTTGACTCTCACTTGCGCACCCCGCGCAGCACGACGGTGCCGAATAGCACTCGCTTTGAGGCCCTTGCCTCTCATAATGTGAGATACAGGAATGGAAATATCATAGGCGGTGCCAGTCCACACTCCACCACGAACGGCGGGACGTGCGATCACGTTCTGGAAAACTGTTATATCAGCACCAATCTCGCCACTAAATCGGCCAGCCGTCAGCCGAACAGCGAGCGCATGATTTGGGACAATCTCAATATCAGGCACTTGTCCAACTACCCCGCGATTGAGATTCAGGGTTATTCGAACAGCCGCAAAAGCGCAATTATTACCAGCGTTCAGCCTAATAATCCTGGCGATGCCTTGAACATCGTCACCAACGGGGGCGCGACTTATACAACGGGAACAGTGTCATTCACCAATGGCTCCCCTATTGTTGTCGGTTCAAGCACAAGCTGGCTCCAAGGCGGACCGGCTGCTGGAGATACCTTGCGCCTAGGGTCTTCTGGCCCCCTCTATACCATTGCAAGCGTCGATAGCGACAGTCAGATCACTCTGACAACGCCGTATCAGGAAGGGACTGCTACTGGCCAGTCATACAGAATCTACCGCCGCGCTTTTGATATGCGAAATAAGTACCATGACTACACAGTCAAGGACTTTTCGCGGGTTGTTGGCTACACCATTACAAACTTCTACAAAAGTGTGAACGAAACATTCAAGTTGCAGGTTGAAAACTACGACCGGGTTCTTGATATAACCACTGGTGCTAATTCTACGGTAGAAGGATTTATCATCCCATCAGGAAGCTCTGGCCGTGGGTGGCTCGGTAAAAGCCGGGCCAACGGTGGAACAATGGCAGGGTTTGTGGGGAAAGGTATTTATAAGGATTGTAGCATTGACTTGACGAACTTTGACGGGACATTTTACTGGTCATTCCCCTTGAGCATAAATCCATATGAATCTACGGGGAATGATATCAGGATTCCGATTGATGTGGATTTCCTGACCGCAAGTTCTGATTCAGGCGGACGCCCATTGACCGGAAACCAAGTGTTTATTCCTGCCGGTATGCACGCAATCCATCGCCGCCCCCAATTTGGGCAGGTGAAACGGTGGAGCACTATTCGCGGTGGGAGCAGTGACACAGATAAATGGAATGTGGGGACAGCCAGCGTGACCAATGGCAGCACCACAGTCAACCTGTCAAGCATGACGGGGGTGGCCTCTAACAGTATCGCCGTGAATGACTACATCCGCATTCAAGGCGTGGACCAGCCCATTCTTGTTACGGCAGTGACTATAGACACCGGGGCACTAACTGCCGTTGTTACTCTGGCTTCCCCTTGGACAGGCTCAACAGGATCCGGCCTCCTGTTCCATGTCAATCCGGCGTGGCAGTGGAGAGCTACGGAGATCAATGGCACAGAGTGGCGTCAAACAAAAACGGGTAATTACACGCTGACCAACTGGGATTCAGGCTCGATTCTGGTCTTTGACAGCGGCTCCGCTGTTACTGTAACGCTCCCGGCTACGATTGCAGACGGGACGGTGTTCCGGTGGGTGCAGAAAGGCACCGGGCAGATCACATTCAGCCCCGGAGCCGGTGCGACACTGGTCAACATCTCCAGTCACACAAAAAGCGTGGGACAGAATGCGGAGGGGATGCTCCGTGTGTCCAACAATTTTAACAATACAGCAGCGGCGTTTAAGCTGACGGGCGAAACAGCGGCATGAAAACCACCCTGAATCCACCTGACTCCGCCGAGCGCGAGTATGTGCGTCTGATGAATGCATACACGCGCGGGATGAAGACGGACATTGCGAAGGTGCTGATCTTCGAAATCGGCAAGATCAAGGCCGAGTTTGCCGTAGAATCACGGCGTGACGGATGGGTGGAATCATTGGATGCGCTGATTGCCGAGTTGTTGCGGTTGGCCGGAATCCGTGAGGGGGCGCTGTTCTTGCGCCTGCCCGGCCAATTTGCTGCCGTAAACGCCAACAATGAGCGCCAGTTGCGGCTGGTAGTTAAGGCCAACACGGGCATTGATCTGCCGCCTGCATCGCCGCAGCCCTTTGGCGTATCGCCGGGCGCTCGCCTTGGCGTGAATCCGTTCCGGGGTGAACCGTGGCTCCGCCCGCTGGCCGAGGGTTGGATTGACGAAAACACCAAGCTGATTAAATCGGTGTCTGGCCGCCAGTATGAAGACATCGCATCCATCGTGCGCCGTGAAGTCATGGCGGGGTCGTCCGTAAAATCTATCCAGAAGATGATTTTGGAAAAAGCAGACATGACTTCTGCCCGTGCAAAGCTGATTGCACAAGATCAGACGCTCAAGCTGCACTCCAAAATGACGCAGGAACGCCTCAAAGACATTGGCGTGAAGAAATATATCTGGCGCACCGTCAAAGATAATCGCGTCCGTCCTGAACACCGTGATCGCGAAGGAAAAACCTACAAATGGAACGATCCGCCGTCTGATGGACATCCGGGCCAGCCCGTCAGATGCCGTTGTCGCGCCGAGCCAGTCTTTGAAGATTGATATTTGACTTGACTGTTAATGCAACGTATCATCTCCCATCATGGCAGCATTGAGATTTGACCGCGCCGAGATTAAAGCAAGGATCACCGAGGACGGATACCTTGTGGATATGCCTGTTGTCGGGCGTATCGGTATTCAAACGTATTTGAATCAGGACGGCAGCGTCCGCCGTGAGTTTCGCCCGCCCGAAGAAGTGTTTAACGCTGATTCATTGGCGAGTTTTGAAAACAAGCCCGTGACTGATGATCACCCGGCAACAGATGTAAATGCGGCCAATGCCCGCAAGCTGGCTGTCGGAATCATTAAAGGCCCTGCCACCGCGCAGGACACAAACATTACCGCGCCCGTGACGATCTACGATCAGGAAGTGATCGACAAGATCATGAATGGCGGCAAGCGCGAGCTATCCCTTGGTTACAAGGTTGATCTTGAGGAAACCCCCGGCGAGTGGAATGGCGAACGCTATGACGCGATCCAGCGGAATATCAGGATCAATCACCTTGCAATCGTCAAGAGGGGTCGGGCTGGCAATGCCAGACTGAATCTCGACCGGTGTGATGCCGTTTTGTTAACAACTGATGAGGAACCCGCCATGAGCGACACTCTGGGCCGTCTTCGGCTTGATAGCGGTTTGGAGTATTCCGCCGCGCCTGAGGTGATCGTTGCGTTTGACGCAATGAAAACCCGGATTGATGAACTGCATAAGCAGATCGACACCATCGCCGCTGAGCGTGACACGTTCAAGGGCGAAGCTGCAAAGCTGGAACAGGTGAAGTCTGATGCCATTGCACAAGCACGCGAGGAAATCAAAGCCCGCGCCGCGCTTGAGAAAGTGGCTGAGGAGTTCAAGGTTGACCACGCTGACAAAAGCGACCGTGATGTTAAAGAAGCGGTTGTGAAAAGCGTCCGCGCTGATGCCGATTTGACTGGCAAAAGTGAAGACTATGTGGCTGCGGCTTTCGATCTGGCCGTTTCCCTTAAACGTGATTCTGCTATTGCCGAACAGCGCAAGGCTGGCGCTGGCGAGCAGCGGAATGACAAAGCAAGTGGCGGGTATGAGGCTTTCAAGGCCGCCCTTGGCAACCTGCACAAGAAAGGCGCTTAATCATGGCACAGCTCTCTTACACTCAATACCAGACGGCTGGCTTCCCCGGCCTTCTGGACGGCGTCGGCACTCAGGCTGTTCGCAGCTACGCCGCCGAGGAAATCATCCCGGTTGGCTTCCCGGTGAAGCTTGGCACTGATCCCGCAAAGGAAGTGCTGAAGGCCACTGCTGGTGCTTCCACTGTCGGTTTTGCCCTGCATGACCATGCACGGGAACAGACCACGGCTGGCGCTGTGCAGTACGCTGCAACGGAAACCGTGAGCGTCCTGACCGCAGGCCGCCTGTGGGTTGAAACTGATGACGCTGTTGTGGCTGGCGCTGTTGCCAACCTCAAAACCTCAAACGGCAAGCTGACTGATGCCAGCGTGACCACTGGAATTGAGGCGTTCACGCAAATCGCCGTTCGTTTTCTCACTGCCACGACCGCTGCTGGTCTGGCTCTTGTCGAGGTGAAGTAACATGACCCAGATGCACTATGATGCGGCTGATCTTCTGGCAATCCAGAACACAGGCCGTCTGGACGCAAACGAAAGCGTCTTTTTTGCTCGCCAGCTTGAGTACGTCAAAAGCCAGACTTATGACGTCAAGCGGGTGAATCTCAATGCCCTGACGCTGATGCCCGTTTCGACGGCTATCCCGGAAGGCGCGACCACCCATACTTACCGCCAGTATGACACTGTCGGGATGGCAAAGGTTATCGCCAACTATGCTGACGATATGCCCCGCGCCGATGTGGTTGGTAAAGAGTTCACCAACCCGATCCGGTCTATCGGGAATGCCTATGGCTATAACGTGCAGGAAGTTCGCTCGGCTCTGTTTGCTGGCACGAACCTGAATGCCCGTAAAGCCGCAGCCGCTGCCCGCGCCCATCAGGAGCGGATCAACGCACTGGCGTTCTCTGGCGATGCTGATCACGGCCTGCCGGGTATGCTGAACAACACCAACATCCCGGAAGTGACCCTTCTGGCTGATGGTACGGGTTCCAGCAAGACCTTTGCCAGCAAAACCGCTGACAAAATCGTCCGCGATGTCAACAGCCTGATCAACAAAATCATCACGCAATCCAAGGGCGTTCACCGCGCCACGGAAGTGTGGATGCCGATTGAACAGTATGCGCTGATTGCCACCACGCAAAACAGCACGGCCAGCGATGTCACCATTCTGGAGTTCCTGCAACGGAACTTCCCCGGTGTGACGTTCCGGCAGGTTGTCGAGCTGGACGGCGCGGGTGCAGCCGGGGCTGATCGGATGTATGCGCTGGAAAACAGCATCGACAACTGGCAGCTTGAGATCCCCATGATGATGCGGCAATACACCCCGCAGCAACAAGGACTTGAGTTTGTGGTTCCGATGGAAAGCCGCTTTGCTGGCGTTATCATCGAGTATCCGCTGGCATTTGCCTTTGCTGACGGCATCTAAGGTAACGGCCCCGGTTCGCCGGGGCCTTTCTTCTTGAGGATAATATGCTGCTGAAAAACATTTCTGCACGCCCGCATTGGCTTGGCGATGTGCTGATTGCCCCCGGACAGACGGCTGATGTGGCTGACCTCTGGCGTGGTGCTTTTAACGCCGCCGAGCTGGTGGAGATCGTCGAGGAAAAACCGGAACAGCCCAAGCGTGGCCGCCCGGCAAAAGTGAGCGAAGATGACGCCTCTTGAATATTTCCGTTTGCTGGCTCCTGAGTTTAGTTGCGTGCCTGATAACACGTTTGCAACGTGGCTGACTGTCGCACAAAACACCACCAGCACCGCTTGCCTTGCCGAACGTGCAAACATGGCAAATGCGCTTTATGCGGCGCATCTGTTGTGGGTGACGACGAATCAGGCGAGCGGTTCTGGTGGCGGGCTTGGCGCTATCAAGCGGGAAAAAGAAGGCGATCTTGAGCGTGAATACGGCGAGATCAAAGGCGCTGATTCATGGCTGACGCAATCGCCATACGGCTTGCAATTTAATGACCTCACACGGGCCTGTTATGGCCTTGGAATCATGACGCGAGTGCCTGATGGCGGTTAGGGACATCGACCGTGGATGGAAGCGTTTTGTGCGGGAAATGGAAAAAGCCCGCACAATGGAGGTTGCTGTCGGAATCTTTGAGGGTTCCCGCAACGGCGAAGGCGAATCCGTTGCGGAATATGCCACCTATAACGAGTTTGGTACGTCTAAAATCCCCGCCCGTCCGTTTATGGCCATATCGGTGGATTCCAACAAGGAAGGCATCAAGCGTGACATTGATGCAGGCATGGGGCGCATTACAGACGGGTCAAGCACGGTGCATAAGGAATTGAACCGTATCGGGGCAAAGCAGGCTTCTCGCGTGCAGGCAACGATTACCGGGCCGAACATCCCGCCGCCGTTGTCGCCTGCCACCGTAGCACGCAAGGGCAGCACTAAAACGCTTGTTGACACTGGCGCAATGACGAATGCCGTCACATGGGAGCTTCGCACAAAATGAGCTTCCGGCAATCCTACAAGCTACTCCGTGAAACCGCTGGCACTTATACCAATGGGGTATGGGTACGCGGCACAAGAACCGTCTCAACGGTGCTTGCATCGGTGCAGCCTGTCAAGGAAGGGCAGGACATGATGCCGATGCCCGTCGGACGGCATCTAAAAGACGTGGTGAAGGTTTACACCAGTACCCTTCTGACAGTCACGGCAGACGCTGAAGGGATGCAGCCTGACATTCTTGTATTTGGCGGTTACGGTTACGAATTGAACGATATAGCGCCGCATCAGTCCGGCGTGATAAACCATTACAAATATACGGCCAAGCGGGTATTTAAGTTCACCAATGATACCGCTTGGACAAACGGAACGCTTGCGAGGCCATAATGAGCAGTAACATCAATGCCGCTGTTCCACCGTTCGGCAATCCGACAACTGCCGGGGTGCGGACTAATTTCCTTGCCGCGAAGAATGAAATCGAGTCGCTGCAAACGGCGTTCGGATATGTGGATTATGCCGATGCAGAGACGTTAATCACGCCGCTGTCACTGACTGCGAACGTGTGGCGCAAGCTTACCAATGATACCCTTGGGCCATTTACCAAAATAAGCAGGCTGCCCGCTGGTGTAACATCAATCTGGAATCCAGCGACGGATCAGTTTGATTTTACCGATCTGCCCGTCAATTCCACTGTTCGGCTGCGTGCGCATTTGTATCTGACGACCGCCGCAAACAATTTAACTGCGGATTTGGTTTTGTCTCTGGGTATCGGCAGCGCATCAGCTTTTGAATTGCCGATCATATCTCATTCGTATTTCAAGAACGCCGCAGAACATCGTGTTGCTGCATTTACCGGGTTTTATATCGGCTCAAACGATATTAAAAACAATCCAACAGAAATCAGAATGCGCATTGATGGTGCTGGTTCTGTAAAAGTCATTGGATGGTACGCTGAAATCCAATTGCCAACGTGGAGTTAATTTCATGCCGTCAAAGATTCTTGAATGCACCACAAAAGGCGTGAAGGGCTTTAAAGCTGAAGGCGCTGCAAATGCCGTGTGCTATACAGGCGCGGGCGCACGCGAGAAAGCCGCAGCGCAGGTTGCCGCTATTAACATTTCGGAAGGCCGCAAGAAAGGCTCTTCATGGGCCATGAAATTACCTAAGCAGAAATGAACACGTTGAAATCAAAGCTCTACACGTTGCTGAAGGCCCGCGTCGGTGCGGAAACCCTGATCTTTGCCGATCAGAACGCGCCGCGTCCTGCTTTGCCGTATTGGGTTTTGCGCCTTGATGTACAGTCCTCTCTTGGCATGGATGAATACAGCAACGGCGTGGATAATGATGGTGATCTGACAATCCGGGGCGTGCGTGAGGCAACGGTAAATCTGCAACGCATTGGCGGCGATGCGCAGATTGTTGTCGCTGGCGTGCGGGATGACATGGCAAAGCAGACAGTGCGCGATGCGTGGGCAGCGCAAAACATATCCTGTTACAATATCGGGCCAGTGCAAAACATTCCGTTCGTGATGGACGATCAATCAATAGAACCACGCGGATTAATTGACTTATTCATTCGTTTCGGTGTATTCCTTGAAGACCGCGTGGGAATCATTGAAACGGTTAACGTCACGCAGACAGAGGATTAAACATGGCCACCCTTGACGATATCGTTTCCGTACAGATTGCCCTGCAAACCACCGGCGTAACCCGTGGCGAGTTTGGTATCCCCATCATCGTTGCGCCGCTGATGACGTTCCCTGAGCGGGTGCGCGTTTATACCAGCTATGCCGCTGCTGCCGAGGATGATCTTCCGCCATATATCAAAACGGCGCTGTCTGATGCGTTCTCGCAAACGCCGCGCCCGACAAAGCTCAAAGT